GGGCTGCGCATCCCTATCATGGTGGGCGGTGCTACTACCAGCGAACTGCACGTGGCGCTCAAGATAGCTCCGGAATACGACGGTCCGGTGGTCTGGGTGAAAGACGCGAGTCTGAATGCTGGCATCTGTACCCGCCTCTTTGATAAGGTGGAAGGTCCGAAATTCGTGAAGGAACTGGACGACAAGTATGCTAAGATGAGGGCGGAATATCATGAGCAGCAGCAGAAACTCGCCAGCCTCGATGAAGCCCGCAAGAATAAGTTGAACTTGTTTGAATAAGACGCAGAATTTAGTAGATAAATGCTGAATTCATCAGATAAATACAGGATACGAAAGAGTTGATATAGAAAACGTTAGAGAAAATATAGTTATGATTAAAACGGTGATTTTACATCATGGTTTTTGATAAATATCTGAATATCAGCTATATATATCTAATGTGTTGATGTATAAGCACTTATCTTCGTGCTAAAATTTTACGTTTGACACGTTAAATAGGACATGTGTAATGTAATGTTGCAAAACAGTTGCAAAAAAATATGGTAATATGGCAACATTTAAAGTGGTAGTTTCAAAGAAACGTTCTGATGGTTATTATCCAGTTTACATTAGAATACTGCATAACCGTCAAAAGTTGGTAGTTAAGACCGATAAGTTTGTAACAGACAAAGGATTGGTTAAGGGCACGAAAGAGGTGAAGGACTCATTCGTGCTCGCAGCCTGTATGAGCCAAATAAATGGCTGGGTTGACAAATTGAACAGACTTGATATAACTGACTGGTCTGTTTATAAGGTTAGAGATTACCTTTTGACTTCTGCACAGGATATTTGTTTTTCTGAATTTGCTCGTTCTTATCTTCAATCACTTTCTTTGCAGCCTTCATCACGCCAAATTTATGAAAGTGCTTTGAAACATTTGGAAAACTTTGCTGGTACTGATAAGGTAATGTTTTCGCACTTAACTGTACGTCTTCTGACAGCATGGATGAAAACCATGGAGAATAAGCCTAGTAGCAGAAATTATTATCCTTCTTTGGTTAAGCGTATTTATTTGGAAGGTATCAAGAAATTTAATGATGAGGAGGCAGGTCTTATGCCAATAAAATTCAATCCTTGGAATAAGATAAAGATAGAGAAAAAAGCAGGTCCACACAAGCGTGCCATCACACTGGAGGAGTGTAGAAAGTTTTTTGCCGTTACTCCTGAGTATCCACGGCAGCAGTTGGCTCTGGATGTTTGCAAGATGATATTGTGCTTGGCTGGCATCAATGTAGCTGACCTCATGAAAATGAAAAAGGTGGACTATTATGATGGAATCTTGCACTATGAGAGAAAGAAAACAAGTACGCGTCGTTATGATAAAGCGTATATAGAAATGAGAGTGCCGGATATGCTTTTACCAACCTTGGAGAAATATTTTTCTGAGGAAAGTGACCCTTATCTATTTATTTTTCATAAAATGTATTCCACTAATCGTTCTATGGATACGAATTTGATACATTTTATTAAAGCTATCTGTAAGAACTATTTGGGTATGCCTGATGATAATTTTTATACTCCTTATACATTCCGGCACACTTGGGCCACAGTAGCCCAGAATGATATTGGTGCCAACTATGCAGAGATTGGCTTTGCTATGAATCATGCAACAGCTCATAGGATAACAAGCGGATATGTGAAGCCAGATTTCTCTAGGGCTTGGGAACTAAATGAGAAGGTGGTGGAGAAGGTCTTCTTTACCAATGATCCAAGCAGGCGAATGCAGGAACATCATCTGCCTGTATTCGATAAGGTAGAGGAAAACTTTGAGTTGTCTGCTGATGCCTACTTCATGGGTGAGGTTGTGGCTCATGTGGATGGCAAGGGCTACAAGAATACAGATGAGATAATAGAGCAGCTCATGGCCAGCATACATGATACTGTTCCTAAGAACTGCACGATACAGATTAAGGTGAAGAATATCACCAAGAACCAGACGAAGTACTTTGAACGAGTCTGGGACATAAAATAGCTATTTTGTGTTAATACAGATTAAAATTGACCCAATATAAGTTAAAATAGAGCGTTTTTGCTCGATAACCAAGTCAAGGGTAGACTTCTCTAAAGTTGAAGAAAATTTAGAGAGGGCTACCCATTTTTTATAATTAGCTATTATTAACAATTTTGAGATTTTTGATGTTGATAGTGGTTTCTTGTTTCTCAAATTTCTCTTCCAACTGCATGAAAGATTCCTCCACAGATAAGTTTCTGGATTCATCATTATTGAACGATACAGACTGGAGTTTGGGAGCCACGTATGGAAGGAACTTTGCCACCATCGAAAGACGTCCGGCAGGCTCGTCAATCTGCATGAGATCCGTGAAAAGTGAATAGTTCTTCTCATTGATACCATTGATGTAGCCAGTAAGGGCATCACGGAGGCTTTCACGTACACTTTTGGTAACCTTATTAGGTGTGCCAGCCTTACGTCCGCCAGTCTTCTTCCTCTTTGGCTTCGGCTCATTATTATTGTCTTGTTTTACTGCCATATTCTATTGATTTTTAATGCTTACTGATAGTTTTCGGGTGCAAATATAGTAAGAAATTACGAAACTTGGTGTTCAAGTTGCGGAACTTATCACAGATAGGTAAGAAAAACGCATTACTTTTGAACATTAAACATTAAAATTCGAATTTTATGGGATTAATTGGAAGTATTGCTGGTGGACTGACCTCTGCTGTAGGTGGTGCTCTAGCAGCTAAAGCAAGAAACAAGGGATATAATGATTATATCAACATGTTTCAAGACCGTATGCAACAGGTGAAGGATCATCGTGACAACTTGTATTATCAGGATCCTACTCAGTCAGCGGAGAATCAGGTAGCCGTGACCAATGCCCAGAAGGTATTGGATAATGCAACAGCAACCGCAAAGAACACCAATATTGTTAGTGGCGGTTCTGATGAAGCGGTTGCGCTGAGTAAGCAGGCTGCCCAGGAGCAGGTGGGTAATATCATGCAGCAGGCGGCCGTACAAGGTGCTCAGACCAAAGAAAATGTGTGGAATACTGCAGATTCGCAGATAGACCAGATGACTAACTACATCGCCACTGCCAAGAAGGAGAAGGCTCTTTCTACTGCTAAGGGTATCACGGATGCAGCTGGTGGCTTGGCTGGAGCTGCAAGTAAATTGCCAATTTAAGGAAGGAGGTAATTATGGGATTTATATTGGATGATTTAACTCCTAAGCGCCCGGCTACTGCCGTTATTCCTTTTACTGATTTCCCTGATGATAATGCGGTGAAGCCGGAGGTTGCAGTACCAGTTCAGACAACTGATACAGAACCGGGAAAGGGTACAGCCATAGATACGACCGGTATTACTGGGAATGGTGGCAAGGAATCTTTTGCCCAGAAGCCAACCGAGGAAGTTACCAAGGTGGAGCCTAACCAAGGTATCAAGATAGACTGGAGCAGACCTTATGCCGAGATAGAACAGAATCCTATCTTGCAGAAGATGAAGCCTTATGACATTATGAGGGATTACCAGAAGAATGGTGATGGAAACTGGTCTGCCTTCATGCCTTGGCTTTCTTCACTTGGTGATGCCGATAAAACTGTGGCTGCAAATGCAGCTCGGCAAAAGAAGGCAGAGAATCAAGCCAAATGGGAACAATGGGGAAATCTTTTTATGCACTTGGGTAACTTTTTTGGTACAGTTCAAGGTGCTCCATCGCAAAAAATAGAATCTGCACAAGAACTTACTGATCGCCAACGCAAGATAAGAGAGGCTACTGAGGCTCTTCGTGCCAAGGGATATAACCAGATGATGGTGAATATCTGGAAGGACCGTCAAGACAAGCAGGCACAGATGCAGGCAGAGGCTGCTGCAAAGGCAAATGAGAAACTAGCTGAATATCGTGCATCACAGAAGAACCAAACGGATGCTCTCACTCCTGTAAAGGTTGAGGAAGTGATTCAATCTGCAAGACGATATTCTACAGCTGCAGACTTTAATGAATCAAAGGAGGAGACAGAGGATTTTTTGAGAGGCAAGAAGGGAAAATTACTTGACAATCAAGCTGATGCAGCAGCTGCAAAGGCTGCAGATAGTCGTTCTCATGTTGCCGTGAATAATTCGACAACAGCAAGGAACAATGCTGCAACTAATAAGACGATTAGAACAACGCCAAAATATTCTCAAGCAGAATATGGTAAAAGGTTCATCAAATACTTTAATTACATGAAAAAGAAGGGAGGCAATAATCTTGCTTCTATTTATGAAGAAAAGTATGGCATTGGTAAAAATGGAGATACTGGCAAGCAGTGGAATGCAGGTCTTCAAAGAATGTTTGTTGATGATGTTGAAGAACGAGGTCTTGTACCTAAGAGCCTCGGTATTGGCATTGGTAGAAAATCAAATAATGGCAAAACAAATAAAGGTAAACATTTAAAATTATAATATGGACGATAATATAAAGAAATTACATCAAGCGTTAATTGATGATGGTTATGATGATGTTGGTACAGAGCAGGAGTTTAGAGACTATGTTTCTGACAGCAAAAATGTAGCTACACTTTATAATGCATTAAGTGAAGCAGGATATGATAATTTTAAAGACCAAAAATCTTTAGAAACATATCTTTCTGGTAAATCACCTGTTGCTCAAAAGCCTTCAACTCCTCAGAGTAGTGGGCAAAGTGCTTCTGTAGAGAATAAGCCAAAGGTTGCGCAACCAGCAGCGAAGCCTGTAGCAGAAAAGCCAAAGGAAGATAACAGATCATGGTTTACTAAATGGATGACTGGAACTTTGCCTGAGGACGAGAAGCAGGAAACAACAGACAAGGAGCCTGGTCTTATAGCAAAAGCCTTGGGTATGATTCCTACTGGTGTTCAGACGAGCAACGGAACATATCAGCCATCACCAGAGATTCCTCAGCCTGTTGTAAAAGGTGAGGAAATGCCTGTGAAGGAAGAAGCTTCTTCTTCATCATCAGCTAATGCGTCTCCTGTTACAACACCAACTGGTGTGGTGAATAATGAGGGGTTGATGGATGCCAAACTTGCCAACTATATTGAGAACTGGAAGCAGAGACCGGATAAGGAGGGCGATTACTTTGCGAATATGGTTGCCGACTTGTTGGCTGATGGTACTGCCAATAGCAATGAGGAGGCAGTGAATATGGTGATGCCTGCTTTGCACAGATATGCCAACCGTTCTGCCATGGACGTTACCAACCAGGTAGTATCTTCTTTGCCTGATGATACGGTGCAGGATGCTGAGCAGAGTATCGATGCGCAATGGTATAGCCATGGTGTGCAGGATAAGTTGAAGCAGGAGGCAGACAGCATGGGTATCAGTTATGATGACTATGTGGCTCATTTCCTGAAGCCAGCTATGGTGCAGAGTCTGGTGAACAAATATGGTCCGAACTATCGCAATATAGCCGAGGGCATCGCTACTCGTCTCTATGATCACGATGAGCATGTACAGGACAGACTGATGAACCAGGACATCAATGATGCGCTTTCTAACGTTATCAATAAGTATGTGAATCCATCTGTAGTGGATGAGTACAACAAGGCTCAGGAGGCAGGCAGTAAGGCATTTACGGAGGGAATGGAAGGAAGCCAGTTTATTCCGGCTAATCTTCGTCTGGGTACAGCACTTGGTGCTCAGTATGAGGCAAACGAGGCCAAGGATCCTGCAAAGGTGCTTTCTGGTTTGCAGCAGAAGTTTGGCAAACTCTACCGGAATCCGAAGTTCCTGAATGACATGAGCAATGCCGCATTTAAGGTGATGCAACGGTATGGCTTGAATGGCACTCTGAGTAGTGATCCTAAGCAGTTCAAGCCAATGATTAATGCTGCCATTAAAAATGAGTTGGACCAGCTGGAGATTAAGGGTATGATGCCTAAGGGTAGTGCTGAGTACATCATGAAGACTGGTTTGGGTAACACTATTGTGGGTAAGATTATTCGCAAGGCTGTTCAGACGGACTACCAGAACTGGCTGGAGGATATTGCCAATCAGCAGTATCAGCCGGGCTTCTGGGAGAACGTGGCTAGTGGTGCTCTGACCTTTGCAGGTGATGCCTGGAGTTATTGGCTGCCTGGTGCCGCAGGTGGCAAGTTGACCAAGAGCATGGTAGCCAAGGCAGAGGGTAAACTGGCTGGTGACCTGATGGCTAAGGGTATGGAGCGCAGGATGGCTGAGCGAGCCGCCAAGGTACTTATCGGTAAGAGTAAGGCCGCGGCTTTGAAGAGTGGATCCGCGCATGGTGCTGTTACCTTTGGCGGTCAGTCTGCTATCTCAAAGCCTATTGATGAAGTTTATCGTACAGGTCAGTTTGATGAGAATGGCAAGATTTACAATCCTTCTGTTGGTAAGGTTATCGCTAATACTCTGGGCGAGGTGGCTAAACAGAGTGCCGTAGGTGCTATCATGCAGGGCGGAACCATCGCCAATATGATAGGCAAGGGCAGAGGCTTAGCTACCAATATTCTGGCTGATGTTGGTGGAAAGGTAGTGGATTCCGGTATCATGACCGGGCAGCAGATACTGGAGCGCATGGCGCATGACCCTAACTTTAAGCCTACAGGCAAGGATGCTGCCGAGAGCTTCCTTGAGAGTATGGCGAACCTTACTGCTATCGGTTTGCCGGGTATGGTGGGCAAGTATGCCCGATTCAAGGATGCGAGGGAGTTTAATAAGAAGTTTGACTTCACAGATCAGGATATTGCCGAGTTGAAACGATTCGGCTATGATGGTCTTCGTGATGCCTTCGAGAAGGTGGGCATCGGGGAGTATACCGTGGTTGGCGAAAATGCCCAGCGACTTGATGGACAACTTACCCAGAAGTATATGGACCTGATGAACGACAAGAGCGTGCCGGAGGTGTTGAAGGCTAAGATGATGGCAGTTGTAGAAGGCAAACGACCTTCTTCTTTCTCGCCTGTTATTGATAGCGAGGTATATAGAGGTGACGATGGTAAGTACTATTTGGAAACCTATAATAAGGATGGAGGCGTAATCGACCGCAAGGAGTATTCTTCTCATGATGCTGCACGTAATGATGAGAAGAAACTGGAGTATGAGAAGACTCTTGGTTTGGCTTCTGTGCTGGAAGGTGAGTTCCACAATGAGTTTACGCAGGAGCATCTTGAAGGCTTATACAACAAGGCAGCCCAGAAATATAATATGGGTGAGAAATTGACAGATGAGGATAAGGCAGCGGTTTATCTTCATCAGAATGCTGGTGCCATCAAGGAAATCATGGATAAGCAGCAGAAGGGTATTATCCTTACTGATGAGGAGCAGAAGCAGGTTAATGCCTATCGTCATTATTATGACAGTGCTTTGGAGAACAGTTCTGTGATGAGGGAGTTTGTCAACACGTTTGAGGATTCCCATGACGTGGCGCACGGTACACTTCGTAAGGCTTTGGAGTCGAAAGATAAGAAATATGCGCCATTGGTAGAGTCTTATCTTAAGGAGCTTTACAATTCCATCGAACTGAAACGTGAAATGAAGCAGACGATGGATGATCTCTATAATACTTCCCATGGTAATGAGCAGAAGAGAATTGAAGGCGAAAGCCCTGTATCGCCTGTTGAGGGTTCTTCTGAGAGTTCTGCAGGTGGTCAGGAGTCTCCAGTTTCAGAGGGACCTGCTCCGTACCAAGACCGTACCAACTCCGTATCAACTCCGAGTGATGCAGAGTTTGCAGCAAATCCTGCAAACCTTGCAAACGAAAATCAAAGCGAAAGCAAGGCTTCTGATGCTTTTGTTATGGGGCAGAATGCCTATAAGAATGGTGATAAGGAGGGATTGAAGTCTATTAAATATAATGCAGAAACTGCAGAGTTTCGATTGAAGCGCGCCTTTGCAAATGATACTGACAGAATCCAAGGTGTATATAATGCGGTAAACAAGGGTACAGACATTGAGACCTATATTGAGCAGCGTACAAACTATCTCACTCCTTTCCAGCAGGAAGCAATCAGAAAGTATGCTGAGGCTATGGATGCTAATAAGGGTGCAATGGATGCTTTGGAACATGCTGATGATGGCTATGCAGATAAGTTGAAACAGCAACTTTCGCAATACACTATGGAAAATGGTAACATTTCTAGTCTTACCCTTACCGATGGTCAGCGAGGCTATTGGAAGAGCAAGAATGAGTATGGTGCAGGATTTGGAGTCTTTCCTGATGCAAATGGTCAACCAGTCGTGAAGCAAGTTCCATCGTCTCAAGTCAAAGAGAATGGAAAAGAAATCCCTCTTCAAGAATACGTGAATCAGCTTGCAACTCAGAAACATGAAGCAACAAAGAAGGACTTCAACGCAATTTTTGATGCTACCAGTCTGAAACCAAATGATACTGTTAGCTTGTCTATTAATGACAAAGACCAGCCAACAGAAGCTAAGATTGTGTCAGTTAATCCTGATGGAACCATAAGTTTTAATATAGCTGGTTCTAAAAATGTAACGACTGTACCAGTAGACACATTCACCAAGTTCCAAAAATATGCATTGAGAAATAGCATCAATGCCGAGCTGGATGCAGAGGATGCTGAGCGTGCAGAAAAAGAAGCAATCAAGGTTGAGGCTGAGAAAAAGCAACGTTTTGCCAATGGTATTGTTGGGCTGAGTGAGCAGAAGCCAGACTATTCTTCCAAGGAAACCGACCCTAAGGTGGCTGCAGAGTATCTGCAGGAGCAATATGGTGAAGACCATGGCAAACTTTTGAATCTGGTTAATGGTAGTCGTGATGACATCAAGACTCAACTTGCCAACAAGAGGAAGGCTGCTGCTGAATATCAGAACTGGCTTGATACAAATGCCGATCTTGACCCGGAAAAGGCTAAGAAGGTGGAGGATGAGTTGAGTCTGGTTAATGAGCAGATTGCTGATCTTGATGCTCGTTTCAAGAACTGGAATACTATCCGCAACAGCGTGATGACTCCTGATGAGGTGAAAGCAATGACGGAGGAGCGCAAGGCTGAGGTGGAGAAGGCTGGTGTTGATGAAACTGCCATCGTGCCATCTGATGATTTCCATGTGCTCGTACTTGATGATAAGGAATTGAAGAAGCAATATCCTACTATGGATGAGGCTACCGACTATATTACCTCTCAGCGCAAGGACATCTATCATACCCAGGAGGATGTGGAACGCAAGATAAATGGTGTGAATGATATGCTGGATCAGTATATCAATGGCGAAACAGAGCTGGACCCTAACCAACTTATGGAATTGAATACAACAAAGGCTCAGCTGGAGGCTCAGCAGTCTAATTTGTCGGTTGCAGCAAAGGGTTTGAAGGCTCAGGCTAATAAACTCAGCAAACTTTATAAAACAGAAGTTAGCCAGCAGGAAATGGAGGAACTGGGTATGACTCCTTCTGAGCAGCGTAAGGTTCTTGCGTCTGATGCCATCAAGAAGAATGACCTTGGAGCAATAATAAAGATATACAAGGATGCCTCTGTTGATATTACGGACTTGACTCCTCAGACTCTTGAAGAGGCAGTATCAGAATATTTGAGTCCTCATAGCTTGAATCCGGAATCTCTTCAATATGAGTTGGGCAAGAGTAATTTTAAGTTTGGTATTGGCAAGGGGTATGATTCTAATAAGTTCAATTATCTTATAGCCAAGAAAGGAACCGGTATGTCGGTTAACGAATTTGCTGTGAAGGTATATAATGACCTTCCTGTAAACTTGCTGGATATGGGATATACCGACCAGGATGTTCGTAATGCCCTTCTTGATATGTTCAAGTCTTATGACAGTGTGAAGGACATGAAAAATGTGGCTCTGATGAACCGCATAGCTGCTGCAGAAGATGAACTTTCAAGCGAGGAAGAGTTTTATGAGGCACAGAAAGAGCGAGAAATTATCGAAAGACAGGCAGAAATTGAGAAATATAAATCGTATATTCACGAAAAAGCGTTATCTTTGCCGTCTGAAAGCGAACTTGATCACATCAATGGACTTGAATTTGACCGTATGATGGAGATTGAGGATCGTGAACGAGAGTACAAACAATATGTCAAATCAATTTTACCAGAATTAGCTGATTATGATGACAGAAGCAATGAAGAAGGATATGGAGGAGGCAGTAGCCTGGGTAGCGACTCTTCACGGAGAGGAGTTGATGAAGGAAATAGCCAAGGCGAAGAAGTTGGTAACGGAGAAGCATCTTCTGAGTCCGAGATTGGAGAAGGCTCTGATAGCGGACGCAAAGGGCGACAAGAGACTGGCAGCATGGAACCTGGCGAAGGCTCAGCTGTTCGAGGCTCACATCTACCGCAAGAAGCATCCTTCGGAGAACGTTTAAAGAGTGCCATTGCCGAAACTGAGACCGAACCTACTGAGGCTCAGAAGAAGGCAGGAAACTACAAAAAGGGTCATTTGTCCTTTGGTGGCTACGATTATACCGTAGAAACACCAAAGGGCGTGACTCGCAGCGGTAAGGACGAGCAGGGCAAGCCTTGGAGCGTGACCATGCACGATACTTATGGCTATATTCTTGGTAAAATTGGCGTTGATGGTGACCATATTGATATGTTCATCAATGACGCTGCAGACCTTGATACTTTTGATGGTAACGTTTGTGTGGTTGACCAGGTGAACCCGGAGACTGGAGAGTTTGATGAGCATAAGGTGATGTATGGCTATCCTTCTGAGGAGGCTGCTACAGAGGCTTATCTTGCCAACTACTCCAAGGGCTGGAAGGGACTTGGTAAGGTTACTTCTGTGCCTAAGGCTACCTTTGACAAGTGGCTGGAGTCTTCTGACCGCAAGACTAAGCCTTTTGCGGAGTATGCTATGGTGCAGAAGGAACAGGCAAAATTTGATCGTGATGTGAAGGAGGTGGAGCCATCTGAAATGACGGAGGCACAGAAGGTGGCTTATGATGCCGTATCTACTATGCTTAAGAAGGCTGGTATTCCGGTGAAGGTGGTTAGCAATGAGGATATGGAGAAGGTGGCTGAGGCACAGGATAATCTGAATCTTGCCATGCTGCTGAATCAGCCTGAAATGAGATTTAAGATCAAGACACCGGAGGAGAAGCAGGCTGCCGAGAATGCTTATAACTTTGCAAAGGAGTTGCGCCCGGATAAGTGGAAGCAGTATGCCGTGGTGGATATGAGCAATCCGATTAAGATGCCGGAATACTTTGAGAAGCAGGAACTGGCTAGAAAGGAGCGTTCTTACTATAATAAACTTATGTGGGGTAACTACAAGGTTTTCAATCTTGATAAGAGTTTTGAGGACAATGTGGCTGGGCTTACTGGCTCATTCCCTTCGGAGTTTGATCCATATAAGATAGATGAACAGACTCGTAAGAAGAATGAGTTGAAAAAGCAGATTAAGGAGACTGAGGATGCTTATAACTCAACTGGGCAGGAACGTAATAATTATCAAATTCAGCTGATGAAGGAGTACATGGATGAGCATGGACTGGATTCTGAAAACGATATTCCTGATGATGTTTGGAATGATTGCAGGAATAAATCCTTTGAAAAATATCAAGATAAGCTTGATTCCTTGTTTGCGAAATATAAGGATTTGGATAGACAGTTGAAGGCTGTTGCTGAGCCGGGAGTGCAGTATTTGAAGGGTAAGGGTGTAGTTTATGGCTACACTGATGGCAAGGAGATTGTGCTGAACCAGGAACATCTGAATCCTAATACTCCTATCCATGAGTATCAACATCTTTGGCGTACTGCTGCTAAGAAAATGAATCCGGAACTTATAGAGTATGGTGATAAACTCATCATGCAGACCCAGCTATTTGCCGATTTGAAGCAGGATCCTAACTATAATCATCTGACAGATGAGCAGATTTGCGATGAGGCTTTTGCTCGTTTGACTGGTGAGGACGGAGCTGCCATCCTGGAACAGATGGCTAAGGATGCTATCAAGGAGAATCCGCTTGATACAGCCAAGGAACTGAGTGTTATCAATAAGTTGAAGGAGTGGCTGAAGAAGTTCTGGTATTGGACTCTTGATACATTTACGAAGTGGAAGCCTGAGGACATTAAGAAAATGACCTTGGAGGATATTCGCAATCTTGTGTTGAGAGACTTGGCGAATGGGGTAGACCCACGTAACGTGAAATCTCGTATGACCAAGGAAGATGCTGTTTCGCTGCGTAAACAGATGGCAGATAATGCTGAGCAAGAGCGGATTCTAGAGCATACGGAAGAGAACTGGCAGAAAGAATTTGGCAAGGATAGCCGTGTTACTACTCCTATTGGCAGTATCAAACTTGGTGAAAACCAATATAAGAAGGCAGGAAGAAACGACCGAATCAAAAGATTTGGTCTGTTGAAGCCTACCTTGGAGCGTCCTGACGTTATCTTGGAGAAGTCTGCACCAAAAGAAGGTGCGGAACGACAGACTAAATATCTGTTCATCAAATCCTTTAAAAAGGCTGATGGAAACAAGATTCTGAACTATGAATCCATAACAGTAAAGCAGGGTGAAGAGGAAGTGGCGATTAGCGCACATCAAATAGATCCTTCGAAAGTTGTGAAAGAATTGACGGAATCAAAAGTGCTATGGAATCGTTTCAGAGGCGATTCTAATTCCTTGGGCGAGAATCAAGGTTCGGCATTAACTCCATCCGCAAATAACCCAAGCGGAAAGGATAGCGTCCTGAATCCTCATAGCGATGCAAAGATAAGAAATAATATCGAAACTGCCAAGGGAAATGGTGGAAATTTATCTGTGGAGGATAAAATAAAGGCTGTATCTCAGCAGTTTGGGGTTGATGAGGCTGATGTGGCGATGTATGCCAATGCTATTAAGAAGGGTTCTACTGCTGAGGCTGCACGTGCCAGAGCCAATATCAAACGCCATCTGTTGCAGGCAAATGAAGATAAGATTTCCTCTTTAAAGGAACTTCTTAAGTACACCAAGCCTGTAAATGAAGCCTTGAAGGAGAACTTTGGTGACGTTGATGCCATGATAGAGGAGCGTGTGAAGCAGGTGGAGGCGCAGCGTAACGCCATGGAAGCTGCAAGAAAGAGAGCAGAAGAAGAGGAAGCCAAGCGACAAAAGCACTTGGAGGAACTTTCTCTGATTTCTGATGATCAACTTGACAAGCAGTATATGGATGCTCTTGCCAAGGGGGATGATGCTACTGCCAGGGAAATGCTTGATGAGGCTGCCAGACGCAAGGGCTATGATGATACCGAAAGCGCATATCAAGGTGTAGGTGCGTGGGCTGCACCGGGAAACCCTGGGTATGAAAGTGACAAGGCGAGACGTGACGATTGGGAATCCAGTGGCTCGGATGTGAACCTGGAGGATATTGCCTTGGGCTATGCTCCTCAGCCGGATGATTACTTCTCTCATCCTGAGCGTTATTCGCAGAACACTCCTCATGGATTGGAATCTGTAAAAGCCATCAATACGGCTATTGATGCCATTAAGAATGGTGAGAAAGATGTTAAGGTAAAGGTTTATCGTGCCGTTCCTACTTCTGTGAAGGAAGGTAAGTTGCGTAATGGTGACTGGGTTACTCCTTCAAAGAAGTATGCCGATATTCATGGAAACAACCGACTGGAAGGCAAATATCGTATCATTGAAGATGAAGTGCCAGCTAATCAACTGTGGTGGGACGGTAATGACGCAAACGAGTTTGGCTTTGATGATGGCAAGGAGTATAAATATAAGAATGCCAAGAACAACAGAAAGTTGAACGACCTTGTTACCTATGATGATAAGGGTGACGTTATTCCTCCTTCTAAGCGTTTCAATTCTCGCAAGAGCGATGTGAGATTCATGTTTGCTGGAGAGAAGGGAGCTGCTGAGGCTGATAAGGCTGAGGAGCAAACTATCCGCATGGATAACCTGGATGTGGCTAAGCAAATGGAAGTGTCAAAAAAGAATGCCAAGATTATCAAGATGGCTACAGGTTGGGAGAAAGGTGTAGATGGCAAGTGGAGATATGAAATGCCGGATGCTAAGATTAAGGATATGAAGGATATTGGCGGTGGTAATATTGTTAAGCGTTTTGATGACGATATGCTTTGGAATGATGGTAAACTTACTAATGTCATTGATGCGCCTGGACTCTTTGAGGCTTATCCTCAGTTGAAGGATGTGCGTATTGAAACGGATGCCATTATGAACGATATGCCTTCAAATGGTAATTATAATGCCAAGACCAACACCATTACCATTCATGCTGATGAGCTGAAATATATGAATAGTATTTTGAATCACGAGATTCAGCATGCTATCCAGTATATAGAGGGCTTTGGAAAAGGTGGATCACCTGAACAAATGGAAAAAGAATTTAAGGAAGCGCAAGACGAGTGGAAGGCACGTGCTTATGCTCATGAATTGGAAGAAAAGGCCAAGGAATTGGGAGGTGAGTATAATCAATCGGAGGTAGAAAAAGCCCTTGTTGAGGAATATAAGGATTTAGATATGTCTGATGAACTTCCTGATAAAGAAACGCGTATTAAGGGTTTCAATTACTTTGCACGTGGCTATGCAGATAGAAGTATGGATGATGCCATCAAACGTTTTCGCCTGAATGAAAGTACACGCTCTGACTTTGATTCTTACAAAGAATACCTAAAGTTGGCAGGTGAGGTAGAATCGAGAAATGTGCAGAATCGATTGGGTATGACTGATGAGGAGCGCAGAAACTCATTGGCATCTGAAACTGAGGACGTGAACCGTGACGAGCAGATTGTGATGAATGGTAATGATGCTAGCTATAGCATCGTGAAAGACCCTGATACCATTAAGAAGCTGGATAAGGAAGACACTGTGAAGGTTTACCGTGCCATGCAGGTAGGCGAGGATGGAAAACTCTATCCACCGATGGCTGCAAAGGTGAAGGGCAAGTTTGTGCAACCTATCGAACTCGGTAAGTGGGAACAGGCTGACGAGCGACCAGAGCTTGCTGATGATAAGGGTATGTTTACTCTTAACAAGGGCAATGGTAAGTCGCTTAAGGCAGCTTACAATCCTTACCTTCATACTTCTCGCACTCCACTGAATGACCAGTTTAGCGAGGCTCAGAATCGCCCTAATATCGTAACCGTAGAGGTTGAGGTGCCAAAGAGCGAGCTGACCAGTGGCTACAAGGCTGATAAAGCCAAGGATGCCGTGGGTGAAGTAGAGTGGAAGGCAGGTATCATCCAAGGACAGCTGACAGGCAAGCGCAAAGTGGTGCTTTCTCGTTGGGATAAGCCTGTGCGTATTGTGCCTGACAGCGAGGTGGCTGATGTTATCGTCAATGATATGTTCAAGGGCAAGAATATCACTATGCCTTCGAATGTGGTTACTCCAAGTCTGAGAAAAGAGTTGGAGAAGCGAGGTGTGCCGTTTGTGGAGACCGATAACAGAGGCAGAATCGTAGGAGGCGAGAATGATGGTGTGCATTATTCCAAGGTGTATGGTAAGAATCATAGAGAAAAAGGGTATCGAAGCATCTTGAAGTTCTCTCTTGGCGACAATGGCACGGATGTTGCTGAAGGAAATGGTGATAGTATAAACAAAAATCCAAATAAAAATGTTATCACCAGAAGAATTGGAAGCCGAGAACAGGCGCAAAGAAGAGTTAATGAAACGTTGGGCGCAGCAGCCTCTGACTTACAAAGAAGTCTTGGAGCAACAGCGAAGGAACAACGCCCAACTTGGAATCGTAGATCCGCTCTTGGATATGTCAGAAGAAGAGCGGAGGAGTTATCTTCGCTCCTTACAGAAAAAGACCTCAAAGAGATCCAGGGGGGCTATATAGGCCACGGTCAAGAGAATTATGTGTATCAGGCAAAGTATGATGACAAGAAAGTTGTTAAGTTTAATGACTTTAGCTTGACGGATAGTTTGTTCCGCATCAATGAGTTCATCGACCGGGTAAATGCTCATAACCAGTTCCAGCCAAAGGACAAATATACTCCAATTGGTTTTGCCTATGATGAAAAAGGCGATTTCTGTATAGTGATGGAACAGCCTTATTTGAAGGGAACTCAACCTACTAGAGAAGAAATCACTCAGTATCTGACAGACCACGGTTTTAAGCTGGATATGATTCAGATTAGTGCCGATGAAGTGGATTTGGGCTGGACGAATGGTGAGTTTGACTTGTGGGATGCTGAGCCAAGAAATGTTATCAAGGACGAAAATGGAGACTTGCATTTCTTCGATACCATGATACAGCATACCTACATACCAAACCACAAGAATCCTTTGCGATTGTCGATGCCATCCATACGTACCTTTGAGTCGCAGGAGATGAAAAATTCTGCAGACAAGGTGAAAAATGTGGCAAATGTATTGGGCGGTGCTGAGGCTGTGACCTATACTTCCAGCGCAGATGTGCCGGAAGAATATCGTGTTGCTATAGAGCTGGGTGCCAAGGGATGGTATGACCCTACTACACACACGGTGCATGTTTATCTGCCTAACTGTGCTGATGCCAACGAGGCGGAGAGAACGGTGCTTCATGAAAAGATAGGCCATGAGGGTATGGAAGTGCTGCTGGGTGGCGAAGATGAGGTGAGAAAATTCGCTAATTTCGTTTATAATTCTGTCGCAGCAAGCACTCGCGGCAAGATTCTGGAGATTGCCAATGAGTATGATCCGGACTGGAAGAAGTATGACCGCATGAATGTGGGAACGCAGGAGTATATCGCCCGACTGGCTGAGGAGGGTCCTAAGACTGCTGAGGACTTTTCTCTTTGGACCAAGATTAAGCATTATCTTATCAAGGTATTGAAGAAGCTGGGTATTCGTGTGCCGGGACTTCTCAATGACAAGGATTTGAGATACTACCTGATGAAGGCTGGCAAGGCTCTCCATGTTTGGGACAATATGTCTCAGGAGAAGCAGGAAGCCATGATGAAGCAGGCTAGTAATGCTGAAATCAAGGATGCGCTGGGTGAGGAAGCTGACTTATCTTCTGAAGAGGATAATAGGCCAAAGAAGAAAACTGAGCGTGGTCGCATCGATGAGGCTACTGGTGCTTTCAAGTTGGCTCCTAATGGTGAACAGTCTAATCTGAGCAAGAAACAGTATATTGAAGCTCGTACCAAGAACTTTAAAGATTGGTTTGGCGGTGATTGGGAGAAGAAACCAAAGGACTTTAAGAATAAGCTGGATGCTAACGGTGAGCCTTTGGAGAAATACGTGGAAGGCTATTTGAACCGACCAAAGAAACCAACCATGCCAAAGAAACGCAAGGGAGAGGATGAAGCTACTTTCTTCGGGCGCAAGATGCTTTACTCACAAGCCCTAGAGGATTGGCCTAAGACTGAGGCTGATTGGAAGAAGCGTATAGACGAGTTTGACGAGAACACGCTTGCTGCCCTCACTCCTCCTGATGAGGAAGCTATCCGAGAGAAGTATCAGAAGCAATATGAGAATGATATGGCTAGTTGGAGGAAGGATCATCCTAAAATAAAGGAAGGCGAGGAGAGACCTCTGAAAATTCCTGATATGCGCGACTATCAAAGCATACAGGACTATGGTGAGGCTATGGGAAAGTATGAAATATGGAAGACCGCCCCTCATAAGGACGAGTACGATAGAATGGCAGAGGACGAAATCATATCAAAAGTGGCTCTTATGGATGCTGTTCAGCACCCATTCAGTGAATATGCCCGATTGAAAGCGATGAAGGCAGAGTTTCAGCACATGCGCCACGTAATGCAAAATCAAAAGGTGTATGACAAAAATACTACTGATGCCGTGGTGCAGTTTGCTAAAAGATTTATGAGTCTGGGTTATGGTGATGATTTGGGTAGAGGTAGTATAAACACCTTGCTCACTATTGTGAAAAATAGTACAGGTAAGAAATCGTATGAGATTTCTCAGCATCTTTATCAAGTGATGGATGTGTTGATGAACAACCAACTCAGAAACTTCGACAGGGCTGTCATGAAGACCATGAGTATTAAGGAACTGAAAGAGAATGCCAAGGGTATTCAGGTTCAGGGTAAGCTGGAGTTGAGAGGTCAAACTACAATCAAAGCCTTCCGTGATGCTGTCTCTTCAAGGATTTCTTCTGATAAGCTTGATGAGAGAATCAGTAACTTGATAGATAAGATGGCTGCTGACAAGAAGAACGCTTCATCCTATCAAGACGAGCTGTTGGGTCTGAATCTTGCCAAGCAATATGTAGACTACATAGACTCCAGCAGAAATGATGCTATCGAAATCGAGGATATGAAGAGAATGGAGATTGAAGGCTACAAGAATAGAAAAGGTATCTATGAAGGTGAACTAACTAAAGCTCTTCTTCAGGAACATGTGGAACGACTGAACCAATACGATGATGCTCTCTTTAATAATAAGGTGGAGCGTATGGAACGATATTCGCAACTGTTGGCTAACCTTGGAGGTATGATAGACGAGAGCGTGAAGGGAGCTAGAGAGTTCCAGGAGCGTGATGCTCGTCGTGCCATCAATGTGAAGATGATGGCCAGTGCCGATTTGGGTGACAAGAGCATGAACCAGCACCATAAGGAGAATTGGAAAACCAGACTGTCCAATAGTGATGTTGCCCGTTTGTTCTGTTCTCCTCTAGGTTCTTTTGATGCCTTGATGCGTGAGTTCGGCAGCAAGCAAATCAATGGTGAGGGACAGTTATGGAATCATTTTGTCCGTGGAGCGATGAAAGCATCAAACGATGCGTTCAAGAGCGTAAGAGAAGCTAACAACGAAATAGACTTGAAAGTTTCAGAGTTGTTTGGCAAGGTTACTGAGGATAAGAACGGCAACAAGAAGGGTAATATGACACTGAACGATCTGTATGCCTTGGAGCGTAGTAATAAGGTAAAGAGCTTGGATGTGACAATCCGTGATATAGAGGGCGAACAGACCTATAAGTTACAGCAAGGCAACCTGATGTACATCTATATGGTGAACAAAATGCCTGATGGTGCCATGAAGCTAAGAGAGATGCGCATCCTCGATGCTGATGTGGAAAGGATTAAGGAAAACATTGATCCTCGTTTCTTGAAGTTGGCAGACTGGATTCAAGGTGAGTTCTTGCCTAAAATGCGTACCAAGTATAACAAGAGACATGAGGAACTGTTTGGCGCACCTATGCCTATGGTGGAGAACTATTTCCCATTGAGAGTGCTAAAGAACGCCCGATATATGGAGGAAGATGTGAACAATACGAGTGATGGTAGCAATGCCTTACCTTCTACAGCTACAGGTGCCATCATCAAGCGTAAGACAAACAAACTTCCTTTGGACATCCTTAATGCCGATGCCCTTAGTGTGACCATCGACAACATCAAGGAGATGGAAAACTGGTACAACTATGCGCCTATCCGCAAGGATGCCAATACGCTTTTATCTGACACAACTTTCAGAAATCGTGTCCAGAACATGACTACCATCTATGGCAGTGGAGAGAGACTTTGGAATAACGTGAAGGATGCAACCGCAGTGGCCATGGGCACATATCGCCCTAAAGGTGGTACAGACTTGGCTGTTTCCATTAAGAACATTGGCAAGGGTATTACTGGAGCAAAAATATCGGGTCGTTTATACACAGCTTTCAAGCAGATACTTAGTTTTCCTTTGTTCTTAGCTGATGCTGACCTTGGTAGATTCGCCTGGTATTCTGTCAATCCTTACGGATCATTCAAATGGGCTATAGAGAATATGCCTAATTTTGATAAGCGCTGGTCTGGGCGCAAGTTAGGTGATACCGTTCTTATGGATGACCCGACCGATTGGAAACTATGGCATACCAATCTCATGGAAAAGGCTGCTTACTATGGTATGACACCAAACGCACTTGTGGATGCCGTTACTTGTGCAGTAGGAGCAAGAGCCGTATATGATACCAAGTATAAGCAGTATATCAAGGCAGGACTGACCGAGGAGAAAGCCAAGGAAAAGGCACTTAGTGATGCTGAGATCAACTTCAATACTTCTCAGCAGAGTTCGGAAGGTGCCTTTGTCTCTCCAATGCAGCTTGACAGAACCTTGGAGTCTGCCATCTTCACGCCATTCAGAAACTCCAGTATGCTTTATGAGCGAAAGGGTATCAATGCGCTTAGAAACTTGAAGCATCGTTTCGAGAAAGGACACAAGGAGGCTTCAATCAAATATATGGCAGCTCAGCTGATGGAAGAAGGCGTAGGATATGAGCAAGCAACCAAGGCTGCAGAAAAGATGTACAAGAAGGGATTGATGCATAACATTGCAGATGCTATTGTAGCTTTGTGGTTGGGACCTATCATCTGGAATCTTGGAGGAAGTCTTGGTTATCTCATACCGTATCTTGGTGATGATGAAAACAAAAAAAAGAAAATGGTAATTGATGCCGTGATTCTCGGTTTGCTTGAAGGTCCAGTTGATGGTTTGGCAGGAGGTCAGTTTATCAACACTGCCATTGCCAACACAATTACATCTGATGGAATCAGCCTTAGGGGACTGAAAAATGTAGATTTCTCTGGTATGCCAATGCTTTCAGATTTCAACTCTATGATAGAAAAGTTTGGCTATGATAAGGTGGCAGGAGCACAAGACCTAATGTTTATGGTAATGCAGAGTGGTACAGGTTTCAACCCAAAGACTCTGACCGATGCCATCAATGCTTGTATCGACTATGGCAATGGTGATATGACCAATGCTAAGGAGATTGCGTTGTTTGTGTTCCGTTTGATGAACGGACCTGCTGCAACTGTGGACAATCTCTATATCGATGAATTAGGTATGAAAGGCAAGGATGCCAAGAAACTAAGCTACGAGGAGCTTGCCAAGCGATATGCAGAATATAAGTTTGGTAAGAACACTTTTGGCTTAGGCAAACTCTACTCTGATGAAGAGAAACAAAAGAAGCTGAAAGCTATTGAAAAATCTTTCGACAAGAAAGTTTCAGAACGTTTGGCTGGTATGGATAGAGAGGACTTGAAGAACGAGTTTTCCGAGTCCAGAAGTCAGAAGGAGAAGAAACTTATCGGCAAGATCATAGCTGACGAATTGGGAACCAAGGATTCCGAAGCAGTCAAGAAGGCTAAGGCTGATGCTTCATACCTTCGTCAGAGAAACTTTTCGGACTTGATGGATGACCTATACTTGCAAAAGGAGTGGGAAGCCACCAATGAAGCAAATGCTGGTCTTGAAGAGTTGAAAGGCAATGGCGCATCAGAGAAAGAAATCGAAGCCTATAAGACCAAGCATAAGGCTGCTTTGGATAAACGAAAGGCTATCCAGAAAGCTAGAAAAGAGATGCAGAAAAAGAAAGCTGATATTTCATCAGATAATGATGAGGCTACCATGGCAGCAATCAGAAAGCTGAGAGATAGTATTTTGAAAACTGTTCGCCAGACAAAAAAGTAGTCCTGAAGAGGGTATGTCATAAGTTAAAGATACGCCCTCTTCTTGTTGTTGGAAGATAGGATATGTTGCTGGAAAAGATAGGATATGTTTTAGAGATAGTTAGCATCTTCAAGCGCGCAACAGCTGTTGTGCGCTTGCATAACAACTGATATGCGCATGCACAACAGGTGATGTGCATGCGGTGGTCAACTGTTATGCGCCAACTATTATCTAAACTTATGACACATCCTCCTTATGAATAGGAGAAAATGTTCTATATTTCCGAAAATAGGCTTTGGCCAATTCAATTTTATGTTCGATATTTCTACAAACAGAAAAAGGGACTTGCTTCACAGCGAGTCCCTTTTTGATAGTCGTAAAATTCTAAATTCCAAATAAATTTTATTTTAAAAAAAAGATTAAGATCGTATTTTGAAAATTGAAGATGTTGGAGCGATGTTATCCGAGAGAAGTACCAGATGCATTCTCTGGTTCCTTTTTCTTTGGTGATGCCCAGCGTATGTAATCAGCCATGCTGTCATCCATGCGCTGCTGCTCACTCTTCGGATTCTCCTTCTTTTTTTCGCCCCAGAGCCGTTGGACGATGCTATCCAAACACCAGGACCAATCACCATCGAGCGTGACAAACTTGGATCTAGGAACAACGGTAACTGTAGAATCATTCTTCTTCTCGCCCTTTTCATCTTTACCTTCTGGTGATTCACCCTTTGCGGTGATAGAGGTAAAAGGAACATTATTTTCCTGAAGGAACTTTTCTACATCATCTTTTTTGCTATCGCAGAGTTTGATGTGGATAGCAACCTTGTGCTTATCTAAGGAGGTAAGGGCTTCTTTTGCCTTTCCTACCAGAGACAAGTTGCCTTTATCATCTTTAGTAATGACGCAAGCTTCATGTACATTGATTGATTTACCCATGATTTAAAACGTTTTAAATTGAAATGCGGAACAAAAATAAGGAGAAAATATGAGAAAGTAATGTTAAGTTGCGCAACTTATCACTAATAAGCGAGAAAAATGCGGTATTTTTGGCGAAAAATTAAGAATTATGGTTGACAATCATGTAATAAATGACATATCGAACTATGCTGAGCCTGGACCAGACTCACTTGAAGGAGTGAGTCGGGAGCGGTTTACGCAGAGCGAAAGCAATCTTCGGTTGCTGCAATGGGCTTGCCAATACTTCTATGATGGTGCAGAACTGAGAAAGAAGTGGAAGCGAGCGCAAGACTTCGTGATGGGAAGACAGTTGGAAGAGCTGATAGAATGGAACGGAAGAAAGATTACCATCCGGCAGTATATGGAACTGAAAGGTATGCCAATACTGGAATACGATGTAATCGGAGACAAACTTCTTTCGCTCGTTGGTCTTGTGCGCCAGCAGCGCAGTACTGCTACATGTAGTGCCGTGGATCCAAACGAGGAAGACTATATCAGTTTCTTCAATGAATATCTTCGTCAGAACGACAACTTGAACGACAGGCAAGAGTTAGATGCGAGAATGTTTTACGCCTTCTGCTGCTTTGCCTTTATAGGCATGAAAACCTATTATGGCAGAAGGGATGGCAAGAATGGCATCTTTGACTATTCTGTAGACATCTTTAAGCTAGCTTTACCACCTTTCTTCAAATATGATCTGAGCGATGTGGAATTTATTGCTGAGGCTCATGATTTGACTTGGCGAGAGATTATTGCTACCTTTACAAATGGAAGCAAGGAAGAGGCTAATAAACTCAGTGAGATCTATCTACAGACGCAGCACCATTTTGCGCCCGAACAGACTTATCACCCGACTGGTGAAGCCCAGTATGCCGGAATAGATGATTTCACCCATTCTTCAGTAGTAGGCAAGTACCGGGTATTGGAAATCTGGACAAAAGAAACCAGACCAGCCATCTGGGTGCATGACTGGGAGAGTGGAGATTGCGGCTATGCTTCTCCTGACCAGCGAGCCTTCTATGAGGAAAAGAAGCGCAAGATAGAGGAATCCAACATCATGAAAGATGAAAATGGCCTACCTGTGCTCGATGAGAATGGTGAGCCTATCTACTATGTGGAACCTTCTGAACTTAAGACCATCGAAATTAAGGATGAGGCTGAAACCTACTGGTTCAGAAGATATATCACACCGAATGGCTATCTACTGGATGCCAGGGAATCACCATACTATGTGCTCAGGGACGGATTCAGAACCTCTATCCATCCATACACCTTCGTTGCCTATCCATGCTTGAATGGCGAGGTAAGAAGTTTTACGATGCGAGCCGAAAACAACCAGCGCACCTTGAACCATTATATGATGATGATCAACTTCATTGTAGCCAATGGTGCCAAGGGAACGATGCTTGTGGACGAGAACGCATTGAGCGAGAAACAGAGCATCGATGAAATGCAGGTGAACTATACCAAAACAGATAGTATTATCTTGTGGAACTCGAAGAATGGAGGTAAACCACCTCAGACACTGGTCAACAAGAGTATTCCGGCAGGTGTTGACTTCATGGTGAACTTTGCCAAGACGATGGCAAGCGAGGGAAGTGGTGTGCAGGGTGCTCTTCAAGGACAGCACCGGAATACCAGCGGTAAGCAATATCAGTTGGAAAGAGAATCATCATCTACCACCATACAGGACTTTGTTGAGAGTTTCAACAACTTTAAGGTACGTGTGGCCAAGAAGAAACTTTACCTGATACAGGAATTTTGTACCGATGCTGACAGCGTGAAACTGACAGGTGATGAATTTGAAATTCACTTCAATTCTGAGACCATGAGGGATATGGATTTAGATGTTTCTATCGATTTGGATGCATACAGTCCACTTATCAGAGCTGCCAACAACGATATGGCTTGGCAGATGATGGTGAGCGGCAAGATGGATCCATATACGATGCTTACGGTAGCTAACTTCCCTGGTACAGGAAGAATGAGGAAATACTTCAAGGAGCAATTGGAAAAATTAGAAGCTCTTCAGGCACAGCAAGCAGCCAATGGGCAGATGCCTTCTGACGGAGGACAGCAGACTGCAGCACCAGATACGCACCTGAAGGATTCCAGTGATGGAGCAAATGATTTGGCAGCTCTTCCTTCGGCAGCTATGTAGAAAAGAAGTTCTTAGGTAATTCATAATATTGAACGAAATGTTGTTCAGTTCTTAGATTAGATTATTTTATTTTTTAGGTTTATTAGTTTTTAAGGTTATTTAATTGTGAAGAGGAAGCCGTGATGGTCTCCTCTTCTTTTTGTTTAGTCAATACCATGTCTCTTCTTGTATAAGCGTAACTTAAACATTGGGGTAGAAACTCGGTACATGTAGTATTCTTGCCATTGTTTCAACTTCTTGGCTCTAACCTTGTTGTCGGCATCGCAGCCGATGGCTCCCCATTTGGAAGGAGTGTAGTAGTAGGAGGCAGTCTTGATGTCTTCTACGTTCTTGAAGTAGCGTGTTGCCTTCCACTTGCCCATCTGGACTAATCTTCGATATGCGAGCATATTCTTTCTGTTAGGATCGTAGGTCATGATCGCAAAATCTTTATGCGACTGGTCGTAGAGCATGTAGAAGCGAGGCGCACCACATTCTTTATACTTGGCAATGGTTGCTTTGACTCCTTTTTGCCACATGCGTGTGGCACGGAAGAGTTCGATACGAGTGACGATAGGCTGGTAGATGGCTATGAGCATCTTACGCAGCAGATTTGAATAACTCTGTTTCATTTTCTTTTTACTTTTAATTATTAACTTATATGGACAGGCGATAGAATCGCCTGGAACGGTAACTATACAGGGGACGGATTATGCTGCTGGCTATATAGAGGCTAACTGCCACCACCTATTCCGGCCAAATCAGCTACTACTGGTGGGCGGTTGCGGAGGCGTTCACGTTCTATCTCTGCCTTTGAACGGAATGGAACGATTTCCGGTGCAGGCATATCCTTTTCCACGTAGAGAGCAATGGCGCGCGCCATGACACGGTCATCATGCTTTCCGGCTACGGCTCCATAACAATCGTTCTGCTTGTAATAGAGGAAGTAGGTACATTCGTCTATTGCCGCAAGTTCTCGCTCCATATAGCCACCATCACGGATGATGCGGGCCATGGTCTTCACTACTGCCACCTTTGTATTCTTGTTGGTGTTGAATCCCCATTTCATTTCGATATTCTTCACCTTCTTCAGTTTGGACTGTGATGCGCTATAGAGGTTATTGTATAGAGGCAGAAGGATAGGGAAGAACAGTTCTGACTGATTACCCTCAGTATTGTTCATGCGCGAGTAGGCGGTATTGTTCTCAATGACCAGATAAGCATCATTATAGAAATGGGCTATCTGGGCGCAGCGCATAGCCAACTGATCGGCATCGCAGTGACCATGCCATTCAGCTACGATTTCCGGTACACCACCATAGATTTCATCATAGCGGTCAAGGACTACAATATCTGAGTAGTCGGAGGTTTTATGAGAACCACCAATATCGCAGGCAACGATATACCGATTTCTGACAATCTCAGAGTTGTCTGGTCCAGCCCACACCTTCAATGGTCCGCCTGAACGCTCGATGAAGCGGATATTGTCCATACAAGCATCATCGGCAGCATCATAAGAGTCACCTTCAATGTCACCCACCATGATCGGCTCAATACCCTTGCAGTCCTCTTCCATTTCCTTCAACTTGTATGGGTCGAAGACTGTAGTACCTGAGAATAGGAAGGCTTCTACATCATCAGAAGGGTATTCCTGGCGCATACCGTCTAGGTCATTATACTTCTTGCACTCGTTCACATACCAATGGATTCCTTCGAGCGTAGCACCCTTGATTTCCCAAAGCCACCAGAAGTAAGAACCATGATATTGCTCATCTTCACGATTCTTGTATAACCAGATAACAAAGTCAATTTTCTCCTGCTCTGTCTTGAAAGGAAGGATATACTTTTCAATATGGAACCATGGAACGAAGTATGGCTTGTAAATGGAGAGACGTTTTCCGTCCTTATCGAAAGAGTTGGCACGAACCCATTCGTCATGGAACTCGTTTTCACGTCCGTTTGGCGTTGATTCTCGGACTATGAATGTTAATGGCACGGTGACACGGATAGAAGAAACAGCGGCATTGATTACCTTCTGAGGTGTCCACTCTGTGGTGTTAGGGAAGAAGGCTTCCTCTGTAATATGTGCCATAGCAGCATCTGCAGAACGGCAGGACTCTGGGTTTCTGGCCGAGCCGGTCTGTATCTTACAAGAACGAGGGATGAGATACTTGATGTTATTCTGTGTGCTTGACGTTCTGAGTTTGCGAGGATCCTCTTTGAAAGGTTCTCCTATATCATAGAACAGCCATGTAGGAATAGCATTCATCAATTTCTCATACATATCGAACACCTGTGTAGATGATGAAGACTGGTGACCGATGATATTACTGTTCCAGTTAATCATCCAGAATATCTGAATCCATCCCATGTAGATGTCAGTATCTGTAGATCCGCCCCACTGGCGGCATTTGAGGAGTATAACCAGTATAGAGCCTAGTTCGCCATGAAGTCGCTGGCTTTCAAACTCCTTAGTAAGACCTAACTGGGCATGGTTGAGAAGAAAAGGTATATCTTCACCTCCATCCTTATTCTTGATTCGGGCATAGGCATAGGCGAAGAAATAGAAATCGTGCTTACAGCGCAGGCGTATGAGGTAACGGAAAACAGCATCGCGAGCCTTCTCTTGGTCGAAGTCTGGCATGTACTTATCGCAAAAGGCCTCTATAGATCCACACTTGATGATGGCGCAGAATTTCTTTTCCTTCAACATTTCTACTGGGAGCCAGAGCTTCTTTCCATTCAGAAAATCAGTGATGACGCATTCGAATCGAAGTCCAGGGGCATTCTCTCCAGTAATGGGACGATAACTAGCGAGGAGACTTTTGAGTCTTCTCTTATCTTCTGCAAGAATCTCTTTGAGCTTCTTATCAGAAATCTGCTGCTGAGGTCGAACCTTTAAGGAGGATTTTGCTACTGGCATTCGTTATATATAATATAATAATGTTAAGTGTTGAATGTTAAATGTTAAGTGTGTTGGCATGTCGGATAAATCTCTCTGCCTTGGCATAAATGAAACCTAAACAGAATAGGACTATGTGGAAGATACCAGCTATGTAAGGGAGAAGGAAACCTATAGCCATACCGAGCATCATCTGCCAGAAGTAGATGCGGTGATACCGATAATACCATTGCGCTGAGAATCCCATGAAGAAAGAAATCAATACGGATGCACCCAATACAGGTAATGCCGGATAGTATATGAACGACAACAACACGGAGCAGAGCCATGCTGCCAGTAGGCGATGGAAACGGAACTGATGATGAACCATCAATATGCACCAGGCGTTGATACACCAGTGTATAAAGTTGGCATGACCGAACATATAGGCGAAATGGGTGTATAATGGTGATGATGGAGACACAGCCAGCGAGGCATGAAGCGGAATGATGAAAGCCATCAGGAGGATGATGAAAAGTGTAATATATAATGTACGCATAATGGAAGTGATTTATCGAGTTATGAATGATGTTTTCTTATTGCGGAAATAATTGTTTATTTTCATTTGGATGTAGCGTGGAGCCATACCCAAATTGGGCGCAGGAAGATTCAGGCATACATACACAAGATTTTTGGTATTGTATTCCTTGTATTGATCCATTTGCCGGAGACGCAAGAAATCCTGATAGAAATCTTCAAAGAGTTTTTCTTTTTGGGCTTGGTATTTGCCGAATTTAGGCTTATCCCCCTTGATGCGTTTACATACATACCGATAGGCTGTGCTATCAGACAGATAATAGCAAGAGGCAGGCATCTTGGCGATGTAATCGCATATCTTAGCCATGGTGGTAGGATATTCTACCATCCTCTTGGCCTTACGAAAGAGCAGATACATTTCTTGGTCTCTTTTAAGGTAAATTTCGGATATGGAATTTAGATGTTTCATACCAGCAAAATTAATTCATCAAGATGCAGAACTTATCACAAAGTAATGCGAAATTTTCCTTAATTTAGCACACAAATATTAAAAATGAATATTTATGGCAAAGGAAACTATTGATAATCAGAAAGTTAAGTCAAAGCGAGATTCTTTTAGGGAACGTCTTGCTCAGCGTTATCCGGACTTGAATATGGACGATGATGAGGCTGTTTATGGTCAACTTTCGACCGATTACGACCAGTATGACCAGAATAAGCAGAAAATGGATGACTTCAACAAAATGTTGCAGGAGAATCCTCATGCTCCAAGTCTGGTGACAGGTCTTATGACCAAGAAAAATGCCGATGGCAACGACTTCAATTTTATCGATTTCATGATTGATGAAATGGGGCAGGACTATATTGATGCCATCAATGGTGACGAGAAGGCTAAGGCACGCTTGAAAGCTAGCGAGAAAGAGAAACTTGAAGCCAGCGAGAAACTAGCAAAGGACAATGAGCAACTTGCTGCCAATATGGAGTTGGAAGATGCCGAACTTGACGCTGCTATTAAAGAAGCGAAATTGAAGCCTGAGGCGATTACCGATTTGATAGAATGGCTTTACAAGCGTAGCGATGATGGCGAGGATCACGATGATGATGGTTTCGTATGGCGTGCAGCTCGGTATGGCTTGAAAAAGGAAGACTTCTTGCGCCTTTTCCAGATCAAGGACTTCGATAAAGCTGTGGCTGATGCCGAGGAGCGAGGCTACAAGCGTGGTAAGAACGAGAAGATTGACCAGCAGAAACAACTGCATGATGGCAAGCAGGGCGGCAAGAAGAACATCAACATCGATGGAGGCGGTGGAGCACCTTCATTACCAAAGGAAAAGAGCCGTACAGAACAGGTGTACAGCAAGATGATTGGAATGTAGAATTAGAAATTTATAATTAATAATTTTAAATGTATAGATTATGAAACAGTTTAAGAAATGGTTTGGTTTCATGATGGCGGTGCTCGTCATGATTCTTAGTGGTGGAAGCTCTTATGCGATGGCAGAAAATCCTCCTGCTGTTCCTACTGGTGAAGGTGGTGGTGGCCCGACTGGTCCTACAGATGGTCCTGGTGTTGGTGGTACTGGTCCTAAATGGGCAGCTGCTAGTCAGGAGCAGCAGGAAAAAATGGGAAATTGGGACTACTATGTAGCACATGTTAACCCGACCGTGGTAGAAATGAAATTGGAGAGTTGCCCTATCGATCAGATTCTTCGAGCTTCGAAACGAATGACTCCTGTTGACAGCAACCGCATCGAGTATTATTCCATCGGTCAGCGACCAATCAAAACCAAACTAACTGAGAAACTTGCTAAAACTACAAATGGTGGCTCAGTGACATTTAAGGTAGAAAATCCTACTGTGTTTGGTATTGGTGACATTATCATGGTTAACGGCATGCTGGGTTATGATGATAATGGTACCGACAGAAGCAAGATGATTCCTCTGCAGTTGCGAGTTACGTCTGTTGACAACGATGGTAATCCAACCTGTTATGCACTGAATGGCAAAAAGAATGCATCACGTGGTAACAGAGACATTCCTGAGGATATTGCCATTGGAACAGTAGTGATGCGACTTGGTAGAGCCGCTGGAGAAAAGGAAGTTGAAACAGGTAGTTACTATTCTATGCCTGACAAGAGCTTCCAGTATTGCCAGCGATTCATCATGCAGGTAGAGGAATCTCTTATTGACCGTATGATGAAGACCCAGGTTCAGTGGGACTTCACCAGACAGGAGAAAATGGCGATGGACGATATGCGTCAGGGCCAGGAGTTGAGTGGTCTCTTTGGCTATCGTTCTCAGTCGAATGGTGGAAAGGATGTCGGTATGGTATACACTATGGGCGGCATCTTCTGGGAAGCTGGAAAGGATTTGCAGATAGGTCACTGGGAGCCAAAGATGCAAAGGAACGATAAAGGTGATCTTGTTCCTGTAACAACGAAGGTAAAGGTTACGAACTCTGATGATGGTACAACTGAGGTTGTGAAGCAGGTATACGAGTATGTAATCAGCGAGAAAGAATTGACTCAGTTTATTGCTGCTATGTTGAAGGGTGCAGGTAACTCCAGCCGTACGAAACTTCTCTTCGTTGACAACTTGATCTATCAGGCATTTGCTAACCTTCGTTCTAACAAGCGTATCATTACCCAGACAGAAAAGGACTATCAGGGTTGGAAACTTGACTTCGAGAAATTTGAGAGTATGGGTACTAAGATTCTGATTTATCGTCACGATGCTTTTAACTCCTGGGGTATGGATGGTAGAGCTTTCTGCCTGGATGCTCGTTATCTGGATAAGTATGTATTCGGCACATGGACCAGAAATGAGTTTAACGCTAAGGATCTCTTGATTCGTAACACAGCAGGTGTTGTGATGGAGGAGTATAGCTGCTGGGTACTGACCTTCCCTGATGCTCATGCGCGTGTAGCCCGACCAGTCTTCACTGGTGATGGCGTGACCGATGAGCAGATTTTGGAGGCAGCGTAATCATCGTATAGGAAACTGATAGTTTTCTACATATATCAATCTAGGGGATAGTTGAGGCTAATGCAGTCTCACTATCCCTTCTCACCATAAACACAAATAGATATGTATAGATTTGTAGCTAAGAGCATGCTCATTTTTGTGGTGACTCTGCCGAGCGGACTGATCAAGAACATTGAGTTTGAGCGGTGTGGCAACGATGCCTATTCGTACATTACGGATAACAAGCAGGTGGCAGAATGCATCAGGAAACATCCTCTTACGAAGGCAGGGCGTATCATTGATGAGAGCCAGCCGGAAGAGATTCAGCAACAAAAAGAAGAGCAGGTGAAGGACGAGAATGCCCTTCATTTCGAGAACATCACTAAGGCCAAGAACTATCTCCAGAAGACCTATAAGGTGGATGTAAGGAAACTGAAATCACCTGAGAGTGTGAAGGAGAAGGCTAAAGAGCTGGGTGTGGTGATTGAGTTTTAGTTTATAATTTTTAGTTAATAGGTTTCTTGCTTATGGAAGTTCTTTTGAGTGACCTTGTGAAGGAAATGCGCATAGCTATGGACGAAGTGATCCATGATGAGGTGAATGACATCATTACGGATGATTCGGACACGGAAATGAAGCAAGCCATTGAAACGGCAGGACAACAGATTCTACTGCAAGCACCAGCGCAAATGATTCTCCCCAAAAGGGTGGAAGTTTCGCTGAATGATAGTGGCAATCAAGATTATGATGCCATCCAAACACAGTTTACAGATGGTCATGGATGCCTGACAATTCCTGACGATTGGCTGAGACTGGTAGAGTTGAGGCTACGAAGTTGGCAAAGCACGCTGACTATGCTGATGGAACCAGGCAGCAAGGAGGCTCAGATGCAAGCCTCCCGGTGGACCAGGGGAACGCCACAGAAACCAAAGGGCATGATTACCACATCGCCAACTACAGGAAAGCGAGTGCTGATGTACTGGACTGCCGGAAGGTATGATGCCAACCATGCACCTGTTGGAGCTGTATATGATCATGAGGTTGAACTGTTCACGTATATCCCTTATCAAAAGTTAGAGGATGTGTTTTCTACTGATACTGGGCATGAAAACGAAGTGACCGACCAGAAGATTATCCTTTCCCTTACAGATGAATGCAAGAAATATCTTATCTATCGTGCCATCAGCATCTTTCTGGTAAGTAAGAAGGAAAGCGATTTGGCAGAAAAGTATAACCAACTATCTCAAATATAATATTTTATGACTAACGATATTAATAAAGAAGATCCTCATTACAAGGGAGAATATGGCAGCATCTATGAGGTGAACCGAAAGTTCCCTACTGGTGGTGTGGCCGGTGACTTTGTGGTGATAGACGGTTGGGCTCATTACTGGAATGCAGACAGAGAAACTTGGTGTGTAAATGCCAAGAGGGATAGCTATTGGGACGAGTTGATAACAAATATCATAGAAAAGTTTAAACTCGTAAGATGTGCTACGTATATGGGCGTGGCTAGTCTTGACACTGTGCCTACAAAAGTTATTGATGCCAAAATGTATTATTTTGCGACCGCCGCTGGTACGTATAAAAACTTTGATAATCTCGTAGTTCCTCAGGGCATCAATGTACTCTATTCTGAGAATGGCAGCAGCTGGGTAAACACAACCTTGCTGGAAGTGGCTCAGGAGTTGGGCGTGAGCACCAATAAGGTTGTAAGCCAGAAGACCTTGAATGATGCATTGGCTAAGAAGTTCGACAAGGAGAGTGTTGTTCAGGAATCAGGAGAAGCTGAGGATAAGGTGATGAGTCAGAAGGCTGTTAGTGACAAACTCCGCGACTTATCATCCACTATCACCGAAATCAAGGAGAAAGCAACCACTGCTGCGACTGATGCAAGTAATGCGTTAAAAAAGGCAGAGGCAGCAAGCAAGACGACAGAGGAAAACAAAAAGGCTTTGGCTACCGCTACGTCCGATATTTCTACGTTGAAGAAAAAAGTAGATGACATCCCTGCTACTATCACGAAGTTCGTGAATATGACGGAAGCAGCTTACGAGACCTTGGAAACAAAGGACCCCGACACCTACTATATGCTTACGGAGGAATAGTCTATGATCAAGTTAGGAAATAAAGAAATCTCTGCTATCAGGTTAGGAAGTAATGTGATTTCAGCAGTATATAAGGGAAGTGTTCTCATTTGGCAAGCTATCAGAAGTTGTTTCGGAAGTGGATGGTGGGTAAATGAGAAACCTTGGATTGATGATGAAACTTGGAAAAATTAATTAAGATATGGCAACAGAAAAAATAGACAAGGAAATAACTGACCTCAATACCGATTGGGGAGGTTACTTGGGAAAATGGGTGCAGAAGCTCATCAAGGACAACTTGATTTCCTTAAAAGATGGGAAGTTCGGTTATATAGATCAAGAGGTAGTGCCGGAGGGAAACAACTCGCACATCTATTGGAGGTTCTTTTCGGATGAAAACAGTTATCGCCAGTGGTATAACGACAAGGATAAGTATGCCGATAACGTCAAACAGTCGTATGACTTTGTTACGGCAAAAGCCGAACTCCAGTATATCCTGCGAACATCTATGGTAAAGAGACCTAATGATGTCATCGTAAAGGGAACAGAGTGTATTGCAACCATCAATTACAATAGCTACTACGGAGAGCCAAGCGAAAAGGATGAGACAAGCGGAACTCTTGTGGTATCAGTAAATGGCGTTGATATTCCGGAACTGAAACAGACGCTTGAAGCTTCTGGTACGGCAACTGGCAACAATTATAATGTTGATCTGACCAACTATCTTGTGTCAGAGACGAATACGGTAAAGATTACTGTGGCGAATACACATGGTCAAAGCAGAACTTTCTCTTTCAGCATTAGAACGGTATCTATCAATCTCTCTTTTGATGCGAGTTATGTAGAGACTTCTGTAAGGGATGGAAAGTGGTCTCTTCGTGTGAATTGCCAGGGTGCGAATGCCACTGTCTATTGTAAGGTAAGTAATGGTGATGGTAGTGAAACCATGACTAAAACTATCAATAACTCATCTGGCGAGTTTATCATTGATTCAAAAGGTACTTATATTGCTGGCAAGCATGAAATTGAAGTATGGGCAGTCAATTCAGAGTATGGCATTACAACAGAGAAGATACGGACTTCCTATATCAAGAAGGGTAATATCTCTGCTATTGCCATAGGAAAAGATGCTCCTGTATCTGCTACTCAGTATTCTACCATTCAGGTACCTTATTATTTCTACCTTCCTGACAATGAGATTGGCTCACAGGTTGCAATCGAAATCAAGGTATTGTATAATAACAATACGGAAGAGCTTGTTCTTACAGACCAGTTATGTACCGTAGATGATAACCATACATCAGGAGAGATACCTTTAAAAGCTTCTGTGCCATTGGATTTAAATGACTATGCGCCAAAGATTAGCATAGTAATATCCATTGGTGAGGTGAGTGCAACCCACGATGTAGTAATCAAGGGAGCAGGAGTTACTTTGCAGCCAGTCAGCGAATGCAAGGTGTATTACTCTATGAAGGGTAAGACAAACTTCAATAAGGGTATTGAGAACTTGGAGAGTTATTATGAAGGAGTAAGAACTTCCTATTTGGAGCGTTCTGCCAACTTTAAGTTGAATGCCTATAACGGATTCCTGGATGGAAAGGGTATGACCATTGGAGCTGGAAAGCATGTTACACTGAAAGACTGGCAACCATTTGCAGAGAACTTCGGTGTAAGTGGTAATAAGAAGGGAAGAACCATCGAGATTGAGTTCGAGACAGGTATCAGTTCTGATGAGAATGCAGTTATTGTAGATTGCATGGATGATACAACTGGTTTCCGCATATATGCAAATAGAATCGAGGTAAAATGTTCTACTGATAGTGTTATGACTTACTATCCAGAGACCAAGAGAATGAAATTCTCTCTGTCTATTGATGGAACTACTACTCATACGGTTAATAACCTTGGTGGTGGTGATGCAACAGAAAAGGATGTGAACTTGGCTTATCTGTGTCTTAATGGTGTATGTGTAAGAATGTTCGATTATTCTAATGCAAACTGGAAGCAGGGAACACCAAAGGATATAGTCATAGGTTCTGATATGGCACAGGTAATCCTCTATTCTATAAGAGGATATGAGAAATCCATCAACCCTTATCAAGCCCTGGATAATTTTGCTTACGACACACCAGATGTTAATGATGTGTATGATAGCAACGGAATCTTTGACCACTATGGAAAGATAAACCTCGCCAAGCGCAACGATATTCTAAACAGCAGTGGCAATATTCATAACCCTGATGAGATTATATCCTATGAGAAGGTGAAAAAGGCGTTACCTCAATCTCCTATCATCGTGTGGAATATTGACAACTTGCCTTACAACAAGAACAATGATGATGTTCCTATCAATAGCACGACCTTTGAAAATCCACTTTGGAATAAGGCTACTGATGGTTGGGCGCAAGCTCCTTTCACTGTAGGCGCACACATGTTTAATGCCGATGGTACATCCTCAAATGGCTACCCTCTGCCATATAAAAACTTTGCCGAGATATTTGAAACTGGAAATGGCGAGTCTGTAAATATTACCGTAGGATTGGTTGGCGAAACAGAGAATCATACACTTTACTCTATCACTATAGGTGTGGAGACTGGTGAGAAGGAAATGGTTCACAAGGTAAACTTTGCTTCGTCTGAAGGCATCTTCAATATCCATGCTATGAATATGTATCAGCAGATTCTCCTTTCCTGTGCGAAAAGTAACGAGTCTCTCTATACTGCCTATCAGAAGGAACAGGCAGATTTAGGTAAGGCTGTCACATACAGAAAGTCTCTTAGCGGTTTTCCTGAGATAGGATTCCGAAGAACATCAACGAGTGGAACTGCTGCGCCTACCTTCCTCAGCATATACAATTTCATCAACAACAAATATTCTGCGTCCTTCCTTGGATTCCCTGCAAAGGACTACATGAATGCTCAGATATGGGAGATAGATGAGAATGTCAATATGTTCAATCAGGAGGCTGGAGACTATAGCGTTGAAGGTGATTCATTACAGAGTAGCGTGCTGACTGGTATTCCACTTTACTATGCGAGAGTACCGAAGAAATCGCCTACCAATAAAGCAAATAAGCTGGGTGTAGCAAAGAAAACTACGGATAACATCGATGCTACCAATCAGGAGCTTGCGGTAATCAAGCGTTTTCATAACTGGGTGGTTTCCACTAATGTACTCATTGCTGAGAGATACAAGCGTGAGCATGGCGATTATGCAACACTTGAAACTCCAGTCGTCTATAATGGAACGACTTACAAAAAGGATAATCCTGCTTATCGCCGTGCAAAGTTCACAATGGAGGCAGAAACATATCTAAAACTTGATAGTGCGATATTCTATTTCAACTTCTGTCAGTGGATTATCGGTATGGATTCAATGGATAAGAATATGAGTTTAGCATTTGATTCAATAACTTGGAATTAGGAATAATTATGGTAAAGACGGTAAAAGAAGCTAAGGCTGATGTATTTTTGAGGGACACGGACAGCCAGTCCCTTTTTAATAACTCTGGTGTGTTATCATTCAAATACTACCACGAGTGGAATGACTGTTACAATCAGTTGACAGATGAAACTGTACAGATTAATGGAGAGGTCTATGATGAGACAACGAACTCATACAAACCGAATTGCCCGGAAGGTTTCAATCCTGTATTCAATGGCAGATTGTCTGCCTTGTGGGATAATATTGTAAATTGTTTCCCTAACGAGGTAGAAGCGATGTATGCCAAGATGAGAGGAAACGGTCTTACATATCAAGACATGCTCACAAAGTATAAGGACTTTTGGAAGTATTGGTGTGAGAATCTGTATAATGCAGATGCCTTCGGCTATGCCAACACCAACAACTTTGCAAAGGCTTATGGTGACAAAGTGCAAGTGATAGACTACTTCTTTGGCAAGCGTCAGAGATACCTTGATAGTAAGTATCATTGTGGCTCGTCTGTTGGCAATAACCTTCGCTTGCGTTTATATGAAGTCGGTAGGGGCTTTGCCATCAAGCACTATCAAGCCATCTATTGTACCTTGCAGTGGGGTGTAGGCAACTTTGATGATCATCGTAATATCAAGCCAGGCACTTATTCATATATGCCATTCAAGTTCTCTAACCCACAGGATGCAACCTGCGATATTGATGATGCAGACCTTATCACAGAGTTATCAACCTATGCCAAGGGTAGCAATGAAAATTACATCATCTACGGCTTGGAAGGTCTTGGTGATTTTAAGTTCGACCTCAATATGGGCTTATTAAAAAGGCTCACAAAGTTCATCATGAACTATACTGCATCCAAGCCAAACACGAGGGAAATAGGCACGAATTTTGACCTCAGCAAAATGGGTATGCTGAGACAGGTGATTGTCAGGAACGTGAAGAATCTGAAAAAGAGTATCATCTTATCCTCTGACCTCTTAGAGGAGATTGACTTCACCAATACTCCTATTATAGGTGTAACGACACCTCCTACTGATATGCTCACAAAACTGGTGCTTCCTAATTCTATCAAGGAACTCAACCTTGTTGGATATACAAACTTGCAAGCTCGTTATCTTCAAGTGGCTGGTTACTCAAACATAGAGACCTTGCACATTGAGGATTGCCCTAACTTGGATAGCTATAAGATAGTCAAGTCTTGTTACGATTCAGAAGCTAAATTGAATAATGTAACCTTGACAGGTATAGATTGGAATATAGACAACGTTGATGTGTTGATGTTCCTGGCAGAAAAAAAGGCAACCTTACGGGGAAAGATAACCATTGACAGCAGCGTTAGCTTGACAGCAGCGCAAGTCAGTGTCTTGAAGCAAGCCTTTGGTAATATAACATTAGAAAATAACAGTCTTTACATTTCCTTTAAACAGAACGTTATTAAGGCTGTTTCCATTACAGGAAAGAAGAATTTACCTAAGGTTGGAAACTATGAGTATGGTATAGTTACAACTCCTGTGACTGGTAACAATATAGACAATGTGCAGTGGTCTATCTCTGAAAATGAATTTGCGGAGATAGATAGAAATACAGGTATTGTTAAGGTAAACAAAGTAGGGACAGTAAGTAACAATGACAAAGCTACAATCTCTGTAGATGTAACTTTATTGGATAATACTGTATTAACGGCAGAGAAAGAGGTCTTTCTCTATCCTCATCAGTTATCATTGGGAGATTTTCTTTTCTCTGATGGTTCTGTCTCTGATGAGTTGCAAGCTAATCTTACTCCTGTAGCTAACTGTTTCTATATCAACCCAAAGAACAGAAATCAGGGATTGTTTGTTGCAACACAAAACTTGAAAGTTCCTTATGCAGCTTGGGGATTGTATGGGGCTAATAATGATAAAAATAATGCCATCACTTCTGTAGAACTTAAAGATAATCCGAATATAAATGTTTATGACATTAATCTAATTCCTAATGTTGATTCCTTTGGTGTTGTAATCTCAGACGTAAATATTCGAGATGAAAGTAATGCTGATAACGATGGATTTAAAGGATATAAGGATACAGAATGGGGAGGTTGTATAGGATTTACAACTGTTACTTCCACTATGTATAGTAACATTGGCTTATATTTGAGCAATATAGGACTTTCTGTAGGAGATACAGTATCTAAGGGACTTGTACAATCTTTGTATATTATAGCTTTAAGAGATATGGTTCTAAATGATTCAGGTATTAATCTTCCTGTGCCTGAAGCATCTAATGAGGAATCTCTGTATGATAATATAACAAAGTGTATAGACGATTTTGTTGCAAGAAATGGAAATCAGAAAAAGTACGCACAATACTACTTCCCTGCTGCATCTTATAGCAATGCCTATGAGCCTACTATAAAGAGCAAAGAGACACTTGTGAAAGGACTGAATGCTGGAAACTGGTATCTACCAAGTCACGGTGAAATAGCAAGATTATGCTGGTTTGCTTTAAAGGGCTACGATGGAGCAGAGTGGGCTATTTTTAGCAATGCTTTCCTACAAAATGCTTTTACTAAACTGACTGAATATCTATATAGTTCAGCAGAGTTGCCAATTTCGACTCATATTTGTAGCTTTAATGTAGATACAGGTGCAAGTTCTTATAATAATGGAAAAAATATAATTAATAAGGCAAACGCTCCTATAACTGCATCTATTAGACCTGTAGTTGCTTTTGAAATTAAGTATTAAATTATTAAATTAATTATGAGATGAATACATATATTAAAGAGGTAATCATAGAAAAACATTTTGGAAGACCAAAGATGACGATAGCAGTGGGCATGGGTAGTGAGGATTTCATTACCCTTCCTATTGCTGTGTGGAACTATGGTGCCATTGTGTCAGCTCTCATCAGACATAAGTATTCGGAGAGCGAGGTTGAGGCAATAGTAAGTAACTCTCTTATGCTTATGCAGAATCCTTCAAGTGTGAGTGAGGAGTATTCAAATGAGAAGATGAATGAGTTCAATGAGTTTCAGGTGTACAGAGAGAAGTGCAAGGCAAGAGCCAAGGAGCTTCTTTCCATTGGTGAGGAAATGGGGATAAAGGAAATGTAGTTCTGAGTATTGTATGATGAGAAATATATTAAAAGTAAACAAGCGAGACTGGATTGGTCTTGCTTGTTGGCTGCTTATCAGCATATTGGTAGGTCTTCTTGCTTTGCCAGTAATGGTAGGTAGAGAGATTTACCAGTACAAGCACTACCATCTCTCTCGATTTGAGTGGGAAGATATTGTGAGGTATTCTGTAGTGATTGTACTCGGTAGTATTGTTAATTACTTTATTTTTTTAACAAAATGAGAAAAATAGAAAGAATTTTTGTTCATTGTACCGCTTCTTCTCAGAAGTGGGGAGTCAAGGAACTTCTTGCTGAATTTAAGGCGAGAGGTTGGAAAAATCCGGGGTATCATAGAGTAGTGACTGAAGACGGAGTTGTGCACCGTTTGCTCGACTTTAAAGATGTGAGCAATGGGGTATACGGTTATAACGCAACCGCTATTAATATTGCTTATGTGGGCGGCATTGATAGTAAGGGAAAGCCTGTTGATAATCGAACGGAGGCTCAGAAGGTAGCTCTAAGGTCGTTGCTTGTAGAGTTGCATCGTCAATATCCTCACGCAACCATCATGGGGCACAGGGATATTTGGGGTAGCGACACAAGAAAATGGAAGAAATGGTGTCCTTGTTACGACGCAAAATCGGAATATAAGGATATAGAATAAAAGATGGCTCATCAAACACTGATATACGAAGAATTTGCTTACAGATTGTTACTTTTACAAAACTTAACTTTAAAATTTTGTTCAAAATGGATGTTTTTGTGCAGAATTGTTTATTTTTGCAGCACTTTCCTTATTATTAAGAATGATGAACTAAGAACAAATAATAAAAACAAAAGGAGAAGAATTTATGACTAAAGAGGAAGAAGATGAAGTACATCGGTTAGTTCAATCAGTCGGTGTTGTACAGTTGTCAAGAATAATGTTTAAGGACATGGACGTTAGCGAAATGATAAACGTCATTATCCTTGCAGGTAGAGGCTACAGCGTAAAGCTACTCACTTGGTTTAAGTATTATTGTGAAGTGATGCCTCTGTTTATCATGCTTTTTCATATTGCATGCATGGTAACATTTGCGTCTCATGAAAATGAAATGTGCGTATGGTTTAAGGAGAATTGGGTATCGGCAGCATTTATCTATTTTTCCGTTTACATCCATCCGCTTGTGCTTATAATTGCGAGCAGATTCTTTTGGCTCTGCTATAGATGGCGTATTCCGATGATTATCTACCTATTTGGGATAAATGCTATTCATATCGTATACTGGAATGTTTTTACCACCAACGAAATGGTGGAAGCTAATGTTG